GGTAGAAAAAGTCCCTGGCGGGTTCAAAACGTTTCAAAGCGCCCCGATTCGAACGGGCGTTCGATGTTCGCGGTCGCGTGATGCGGCCCGGCGTGATGCCGAGGACGTGGAGATATGACCAGTGGTGGTGCTCGTGCCCGTAGTGGGCCTGCTCCCGATCCGAATGCGCTGCGTCGGGATCGGAAGGACGATAAGGATTGGGTTGCTCTGCCGGCTGAGGGGTTCACGGGCGATGTCCCGGAGTTCCCGCTGTCTGATGCGTATGCGTCGGAGTCGGCGTTGTGGGCGAAGTTGTGGGCGAAGCCGCAGGCGTACATGTGGTCGCGGCTTGGTCTTGAGTATCAGGTTGCGGCGTATGTGCGCGCGTTCCTTGAGTCGGTTCAGGAGAAGGCTTCTGCCGGGTTGAAGACGGCTGTGCTTCGCATGGAAGCGGAGCTCGGGCTGTCGACGGTTGGCATGGGGCAACTGCGGTGGAAGATTGCCGCTGATGAGCTTGCTGAGCGTCGTGATGCTGTGGCGCCGGGTCGTTCTGCACGTGACCGGTTGAAGGCCCTTGATGGGTAAGCCCATGTTCCTCGCGGCCGATTGGATTGAAGCGCATTGTGTGATTCCTGACCAGGAGTCGCGCGGTGAGCCGTTCCTGCTTGGTGATGACCAGTTGCGGTTCGTGCTGAGCCATTACACGGTGAAGCCGGGTGCGATTGCTGCGGGTGAGCGTGTCACCGGTCGCATTGTGAAGCCGGCTGATGCGTTTTTGGCTCGCCGGTCGCAGTTGGTGCGCGCGCAGAAGTGGGGCAAGTCTCCGCTGGTGTCGGCGTTCGTGTGCCTCGAGGGTGTCGGCCCTGCGACGTTTGCCGGGTATGCGCTCAGGGGTGACGTGTACGACTGTCGAGACTTCGGTTGCGGTTGCGGGTGGGTGTACGAGTTTGAGGCGGGCGAGCCGATGGGGAAGCCGTGGGCGACGCCGCTGATTCAGATCACGGCGACGACCGAGGATCAGACCGACAACACGTATGACGCGTTGCGCCCGATGATCGAGTTGGGTCCGCTGTCGGATGTGATTCCGAAGACGGGTGAGGAGTTCATTCGTCTGCCGAATGGTGGCCGGATTGACGCGGTGACGTCTAAGGGCAACTCGCGTCTTGGTCAGCGTGTCACGTTTGTGGTGCAGGACGAGACGGGGCTGTGGCTCGAGACGAACGGCGGCTGGAACCTCGCTAAGAAGCAGCGTCAGGGTCTCGCCGGCATGGGTGGGCGTGCGATCGAGACGACGAACGCCTGGAACCCTGCCGACAACTCGGTAGCGCAGCGGACGTTCGAGTCGAAGTCCAAGGACGTCAACAAGGACTTTGAGCAGCCGCCTACTGATCTGGATTTCAAGAAGAAGTCGGATCGGGCGAAGATCCTCGCGTTCAACTATCGCGCGGCTCCTTGGGTGTCGCTGAGTGCGATCGAGGGTGAAGCGGCGGAGATGCTGGACACGGCGCCGGCTGACGCTGAACGGTTCTTCGGTAACCGGATTGTGTCGGGTTCGGGTTCGTGGATGGACATGCCGAAGTGGGATGCCCGTAAGGCTGACCCGGCCATCACTGTTGCCCCGCGGACGAAGGTTTGCCTGGGGTTCGATGGGTCGGACAACGACGACTTCACCGGCATCCGGCTTGAAACGTTGGATAAGCACCAGTTCACGCCTGTGTATGGCGAGAAGCGTTCGCCGACGTTGTGGGAGCCGGCCGATTGGAACGGGCGTATCCCGCGTGCTGAGGTGAATGCGGCGGTCAGTGAGCTCGCGACTGAGTTCGAGATCGTTCGCGGTTACTGCGACCCGTTGTTCTGGGAGTCGGAGATTGACGAGTGGGCGTCGAAGTATGGCGAGAAGGTGTTCGTCAAGTGGGCGACGAACCGGATCACTCAGATGCACGCCGCGCTGGACCGGTTTCAGACGGACGTGTACAACGCCGAATCGGGTTTCTCGCATGACGGTGATGTGCGGGTTCGTACTCATATCCGCAACGCGATTGTGCGCGCTCGAGCCCTCAATCCGCTGACGAAGCAACGGCAGTACATCCTCGGGAAGCCCGAAGAGCACCAAAAGATCGACTTCACCATGTCCTCCGTGCTGGCGCATGAGGCCGTGATGGATGCGATTGCTGACGGTGCGTTGGCGCCCACGCCCGACAACTTCATCTACTACTGACCCCTTGGAGGGCGCATGAACGCGGATGACGCCCGGAAACTCACCCAGCGGATCTACACACGGCTGAACAACCGTCGTCCTGACATTGAGCGGGCTGAGTCGTACTACGAGGGGGACCAGCCTCTCAATTTCGCTACGGATGAGTGGAAGAAGGCTAACGCGTCCCGGTATGCGGATTTCTCCGACAACTGGTGTGGGACGGTCGTCAATGCTGAGGCTGAGCGTCTGAAGCCGATCGGTGTGACGAACATGCCGAAGACTGCGGCGTCGAAGCTGTGGGATGCGTTGCAGATGAACGAGTTCGATGCGCAGTTTTCGCAGGGTGCTGTGACGGCGTTGACGGCGAAGCGTTGCTACGTGATCGTGTGGGGCGACTCTTCGGGGGAGCCGATTGTCACGTTTGAGCACCCGTCGTCGGTGGAGATTGAGTACGACTGGGAGAATCCGCGTCTTCGGACGGCCGCGTTGAAGACGTGGGTGGATGAGAAGGACGAGTACGCGACTTTGTACACGCCTGAGTGGGTGTTCAAGTGGATTCGTCCGCGGGTGACGCCTGCGAATGAGCTCGAGTCGATGTCGGAGCAGCAGCGGGAAGAGTATGCCGCTTCTGGTGGGTGGGTTCAGCGTGACGGTGCTGCGGATGACGCATGGCCGGTGACGAACCCGCTGGGTGTCGTCCCGGTGGTGGAGATCGCGAACCGTCCGACGCTCAAGGGTGACCCGCTGTCGGAGATTCAGGGTGTCATGCCCATGCAGGATGCGATCAACTTGCTTTGGGCGTACCTGTTCCTCGCCGCGGACTATGCGTCGATGGATGCCCGGGTGATGCTCGGTACAACGCCGCCTACGATCCCCATTCTCGACACGGACGGCAAGATCATCGGGTCACGTCCGGTGGACATGAAGGATCTGCGGGAGAAGCGTCTCCTGACGATCACGGGCGACAACGCGAAGATCGATTCGTGGTCGGCGGCGCAGCTCAACATCTTCACGGACACGATTGAGATTGCGGTTGGGCATATTGCGGCGCAGACCCGCACGCCCCCGCATTACCTTGTGGCGAACAAGGGCATCTCGAACCTGTCTGGTGATGCGTTGAAGTCGGCTGAGATCGGTCTGAACAAGAAGGCTGGGGAGTTCATCACGTTCACTGACCCGCAACTGCGGGAGGTGCTGCGGCTTGTGGCGCTGGTGAAGGGTGACGCGAAGGCTGCGGAGGCTACCCGGCTGGCGAAGATCGTGTGGGAGTCGCCGGAGATCCGTTCGGAGGCACAACTGGCGGATGCACTGCTGAAGAAGTCTCAGATGGGCTACCCGTTCGAGTACCTGCTGGAGTTGGATGGGCGTTCGCCGGCTGAGATCCGCCGCATCATGAAGATGCGTGAGAAGGAGCTCGACGACGCTCTGGGGGCTGGGGTTCAGGCGGCGGTGCAGGGCGAAATGGGTCAGGTTGATCCTGATGTCGACGCTGCGTGATGTTGCTGTTGAGCATCAGCGGCGCCGTGACTCGCTAGCGGACAAGACTTCTCGTCAGGCACTCCGGTTGTGGCGGTCCATTGACCCGGCGGCGATTGATGCTGGCTGGGATCGCATCGCACCCGTCCTGGCGGGGGTTGTGACGGCATCCCAGGTCACGGCGGCACGTCAGGCAGTCCCGTACACGAACGCGGTGATGGATGCGACGGATGTTGCTCGCGGCGGGCCGTTGCTGGTGCCGGAAGCGTTCGGCGGGGTGTCTCGTGAGGGGCGTTCTGTGGCCCCGGAAATGTTCGCCGCGGTCACGACAACGAAGCGGCTGATATCGGCTGGTAGCGGGGTTCCTGCGGCGTTTCGTGCGGGCGCGACGGTCATGTCGATCATCGCGAAGACGCTTGTCACGGACGCCGGCCGGTCTGCGGATAAGACTCTGTCCACGGGGAAGGGTTACACCCTCTCTGTGCGGGTGGTGTCTGCGGGTGCGTGCTCGAGATGCGCGATCCTCGCCGGGGTCACGGGGTATCGGACGGACTTCGACCGGCACCCGAACTGCCGCTGCACTTCCATGCCAATCGCGGACGACACTCCGCCCGAAGGGTTCTACGCATCACCCTCGGACTACTTCGAGTCGTTGACTGCCACTGAGCAGGAGCGGGTGTTCACGAAGGCCGGTGCGGAGGCGATCAGGGCTGGGGCTGACCCGGTCAAGGTGGTGAACGCCCGTCGTGGTGCGTTGACGTCCACGAAGCGGCCTGATGGTTCGTATTCGTTGGCGCGTCTGCAACCCGCGGTCATCGGTCGCCGTGCGGACGGGACGCCTCTGACGGTCTACGCGACCCCGGAGGGGACGTCGGCGCGTTCGTCGTGGGCTCGTGCGCAGAACGACCTGTACAAGACCGGCGACCAGCGGTATCGGCGTACTCAAACGCTGCGGCTGATGCCTGAGCAGATCATGTCGATGGTTTCGACCCCGGAGCGTGCTGTCGAACTGCTGAAGCGGTACGGCTACCTCTACTAACAACTTCCCGCGTGACGCGGTGAATCACCCCGCTTTGGGGTGGCAATCAGGCCCGTGATGGGCCTTTTTCTATCCCAAAACAAGGAGTGATTCCTTTGCCCGAAGAGGTTCCGGTCGTGACGACCGACCCTGAAGTACCTGTCGATGCACCAACCGACGACCTCCCCCCGGTAGATCCGCCTGCTGACGACGACCCCGACAAGGGTGCGAAGGCCGCGCTGATTGCCGAGCGTGAGGCTCGCCGTCTGGAAAGGGCTGAAGCCCGCAGAGACAAGGCCGAACTTGAGGCGCTGCGTGAGCAGATCGCCAACAAGGACAAGCCTGCCGAAGAACAGGCTCTCGAAGCCGCGCGCCGCGAGGCTCGCCAGGAAGCGCAGACAGCGTTCAACCAGCGACTCGTGCAGGCGGAACTCAAGGCCGCTCTCGCGAACGCGGTGAACGACACCACGCTCGCACTTGCAGTCATCGACGCATCAGTGATTGACGTCGATGCGAACGGTGAGGTTGACGCGCAGTCCGTGACGGACGCGATCGAAGCCGCTCTCGCCAAGTACCCCATCCTCAAGGCCACCGATCCCAAGAAGTTCGGTGGGACTGCTGACCAGGGGCTCAAGGGCGGGGCCGTGCAGCCTCAGCAACTCACGCGTGAACAGATCAAGTCCCTCTCACCCGAACAGATCGTGGCCGCTCAGGAAGCCGGCCAACTGCGATCTATCGGCGGCTAGGGCACCTACCTAGAAAGGGCCACTCATGGCTATTGAAAACTTCATCCCGGAGCTCTGGACGGCGAAGATCCTCGTCGCGCTCCGCAAGAAGGCCGTCGCCGGTCAGCTTGTCAACCGCAACTACGAAGGCGAGATCAAGCGCGCCGGTAACACGGTCAACATCACGTCGATCAATGACGTGACGATCGGTACTTACACCGAGCACACGGACATCACGTTCGAGGACATCGACGACGCGACTCGCGCCCTGGTCATCGACCAGCAGCGTTACTTCGCGTTCGAGCTTGACGACATCGAGCGGGCGCAGTCCGTCAACGGTGGCGCTGTGATGAACCAGGCGCTCGACAACGCGACGTACCAGCTCCGTGACGTCTCAGATGCGTTCCTGCTTGCCGCGATGAACACGGCGATCCAGGGCACCGCGAACGACCTGGGCACTGTCGCGATCCACACCACGGCGAAGAACCTGTATGACACGTTCGTTGACCTTGCGGTCACGCTCGACGTCGACAACGTTCCCGAGGAGGGCCGCTTTGCGATCGTCTCCCCTTCGCTGCACGGTCGCCTGCTGAAGCTCGACACGTTCATCACCCCTGGTGACCAGGCTGCACCCGCGGCCCGACAGAACGGCTACATCGGTTCCATCGCCGGTCTCGAGCTGTACAAGTCGAACAACCTCCCCGCTGTCACTGATGTGGCAGCTACGGGTGGAATCGCGATTGCCGGTCACGACATCGCGACCACGTTCGCGGAGCAGATCACTTCGGTTGAGGCTGTGCGTCTCGAGAAGCGGTTCGCTGACGGCCTCAAGGGCCTCCACGTCTACGGCGCGAAGGTGGTCCGTCCGACCGCTCTTGCCGTGGTCGAGTTCGACGCCACCGCGTAAGTCATCTAGGAGGTAATCGTGGTTGCGTTCACCAACTCTGACGCTGTCGCCGCTCGTCTGAACCGTACTTTTACGAGTGCGGAGGATGAGTGGGTCACCACACTGTTGGTGGACGCTTCCGCGTACCTTCGGTCGGTTGTCGGGCAGGACGTTTACCCGACGACTCAGTCGACGTTCACGGCGTGGCCGGATGCTGGGCGGGTTGATCTGCCTCAGTATCCGGTCGTGTCCGTGGATGCGGTTGAGCGGGATTCGGTTGCTGTGGATTACACGTACCGTCCCGGGTATTTGACGGTGGATTGTGATGACC